ATTTATAATGGGCAATATCGGATTCGAACCAATGACCGTCTGCGTGTAAAGCAGCTGCGCTACCGCTGCGCCAATCGCCCATAAAAAGTCAAGATTGACTTAACATATATTCTACAGTATTTGCTACATCATTCATAGCATCACGAAGGTCTGGTCTTTGTCCCGACTCCATTTTAACAATGGGTCGATGATCGTCAACCAAAGTCCAACGCCACTGTTTCATATCTTCACAATACCAGAGATTAATTTTCATTCTTTTGATATTCTAATTTAATCCAATTAAGAAGAGCATAAGTTTCTGGCAACTCTGCCTTACAATTTAGATAGTCAGTATCATCAAGCATTTCTTCTGCTTCATAATGCTCTATCTCACTTGAGAGATAATCTGCATAATGTCTGAAAGCAGTGATAGCAAGTTGTCTATCTCGTTGGGAAATAAGAGACATAACCCTCCTAACTCGTTATCTATAATACACCAAAAAGGGGGTTTCGTCAACCCCCTTATGTATATCAGTCTCCCAGACCAATCTGATTGACGGCAATTCGTGCCTTATTCAGAATAGAACCTGAAAGAGGTACATAACCCAAATCATCAGCAATCATCTGTGCCTTAGAACTGAGAGCATACTTCAGAGCATTTCTGACTGCCTCTGCCTTACCAGGGGCATAACCACTCTTATAAGCAAGAATCCAGGTCAGAGTGGAGATAGGATATGCACGAGGATTGGAAGGATTGGGGTCTTCACCAGCAAGATTCTTATCCAGAACAATACTGTTCAGAGCAGCGGCACCAGTCACAGCAGAAGGTCCGACGAACTTACCTGCCTTATTTTGAAGAACTGCTGCTTGGAGTTTATTCGAACGAACAAATCCAGTATTCACATAACCAATCGCACCAGGAGTGTTCTGGATTGTACCAGCAACACCTTCATTACCCTTTGCACCGACTCCAACAGGCCAATTGATGGATTTACCGACACCAGCAGTCCAACCACCGAAGGCATCCAGAGAGTTCGTGAAAGCAAAAGTAGTACCAGAACCATCAGCACGATGAACCACACTAACTTTACCAGCAGCACAACCGACTTGTTTCCAGTCTTTAATACGACCAGCAAAGATATCGACAGTTTGCTTCTGAGTCAGTTTCAGTTTGCAACCAGGTTTGTTATAGGCAACAGCAATCGTTCCACCCACCATAGGAATCTGAACGACACCACGCTTTACTTTTGCTGCTTCTTTTGTCTTGATGGGTTCGTCGCTTGCTCCGAAGTCAACTGTGCCCGCAACAAATTGACGAACACCAGCACCAGAACCAACGGACTGATAATTAACCCTGTTCCCAGTAGTTCGTGCATAATCTTGGAACCATCGTTGATAGATTGGTGCGGGGAAGGTAGCACCAGCACCATTAAGAGTAGGTCCAGCAAGTGCAGAGGTAGGAGCAAGAGCAAGACCGATTGTAGCAATATGTTTGAGTTTCATAAGAATTAAGAACTTCGTAAGTATTCTAAAATAGGAATAAAGTAAAGTCCACTAAGAATTGGTTAAGGTTTTGATTTCATAAAAAACCACCCCAAAAAGGGGTGGTTCCACTCAACTTATGAGTAGTTTATCAGAACCTGAACTGAGTCTGAATCACACCACCGTAGTTAGAAGAAGCATTCTTGAAACCTTGGTTGTTAGACACATAGAACACAGAAGGAGTGATGCTGATGTTATCGCTAACCTTGTAACGATAGAAGGTTTCCCACATCACAGCATCCTTGGTCAGGGAAGCAGCGTTACCAGGAGCACCGATGGCGAATCCAGCGGCATTACCCTTGGCGAACACGTCTGCCCACTGAAGACCAGCAAACCAAGTGGTAGAGTTAGTAGCACCAGTAGGAGTGCTACGACCAGCAGCATTCTTGCTCACTTCGTTCCAACCATAAGCACCAGAGATGGAAGGAACAATACCTGCCTTCTTAGGTTGCCAGTATGCGTTCAGAGCATAGTTGTTAGAGGTTTGTCCTGCAACAAGAGAACCAGAACCACCGTTCACAGCGTTAAAGTTGCGAACACGAGTTCCTTCAGTACCATAACGGTAACCGAATGCAGCACCGAACTGAGGAGCACGGTAACCGACCTGAGCAAGCAGGTTCAGAGCACCAGTCTCATCAAATTGACCCTTGGTAGAATCAGAACCGTTCTGAGCAACATAGTTCACACCAGCAACGAAACCACCCTTACCTTTCTTAACAGGTTGTGCCCACTGAGCACCGAAACCAGAACCCGTTGCCTTGTTGTAGACACCAGGAGCACCAGCAACTTGGAAGAAGTCAAGAATGTCCGACTTGTATGCAGAAGGAACCCATGCCATTTCGGTGTTACGAACGATAGCACCAGCAGTCAGAGTTACGCCCTTTGCAAGACCAGGGAACTGGTAGTACAGACGGTCAAGTTTCACAGCATCAGCATAAGATTCTGCCTTGTCCAGTTTGAACAGTGAGGAAGAAGAACCAAAGGGTTGACTGGAGAAGTTACCCGAACGCAGACGAGTGCGGAGCAGGTCCTTACCAGTGAAGGAAGTATCGAAGTTCAGACGAACATCATAGTTGAATGCAGTATTACCAACATTAGTATTGTTAGCAAGACGAGCACCTTCTACACCACCAAGAACGAAGGTTGCTTCACCACGCAGTTTGGTGGTAGTGGAGAACTGGGTTGCTTCCAGTTGTCCGACCTTGCTTTCAAGGTTGGTAACACGACCACGAAGAACGGCGAGTTCACCAGCAAATTCCTTTTGAAGGCGGCGGAGTTCATCGGTAACTTCCGTCACACGGTCAAGGCAAGCATTGAGAAGAGCAGCGGCTTCGTAACGAGTCATTGCCTTAGAACCACCAAAGGTGCCGTTAGGATAACCAGCAACGCAACCATAGTTTTCTACAAGGTTTGCGAGTGCCTGATATGCCCAATCACCAGGTTGAACATCTGTAAATTGGGAAACACTTGTAACCTGTTCATTGGAATATTGATTGACTGCTGCAATGTTAAGGTCTGCGGCATTTGCAACAGCAGGAGCAATCATACCAAGAGCAACAGGTGCAAGCATCAGTTGTTTGATTTTCATAAAAGATTTGTGTTTTGTACTAAACGACAATGTAAAGATTTCCTACAGAAGAGAAAACCTTCGTATATAGGGGAACTTAACCGAATCTTAAGAAACTATTAAGTTGGGAGTATCATAGCACAACAGTATCGGTTGTGTCAATTAAGATACGGTTAAGACTTTTTACGGATAGTTAAGAAAGCGGCTGACCCGATTCGAACGGGCGACATCCAACTTGGAAGGATGGCGTTCTACCACTGAACTACAACCGCAATGTGGAGGATTTACCCAGCCTCAGAGTTTCCTCTTCATAGGCACGGAACCTCCGGCACTTCCTTCACACAAGAGAAGTATAGGACATAATGAGTATTATGTCAAGAGCCCCCGACAAGATTCGAACTTGCGACAAATGGTTTACAAAACCATTGCTCTACCAACTGAGCTACAAGGGCAACTGGGGTGACTGGATTCGAACCAGTAACCTGCGAGTTAACAGCTCGACGCACTGCCGTTGTGCTACACCCCATTGTTTATTCAGTTAAACTTGGAGAATAAATCTCCAACGACTCAGGCTGGACTCGAACCAGCGACCGACTGCTTAGAAGGCAGTTGCTCTATCCAACTGAGCTACTGAGTCATAAGTAGGTTCCTATCGCCGCCACTCCTGAACCTACCGAAGGGGAGTACCGCAGTTGATTTCTCAACTCTGATATTATACCAGTCCTTGAGAAAGTCGTCAAGGTGGGCAGGGAGGGATTTGAACCCCCGTAGGCAGAGCCAGTGGATTTACAGTCCACCTCCATTAACCACTCGGACACCTACCCGACTTCTTTATTGTATCATTCTTTAGGGTAGTCGTCAACTAAAGAGATGCAGATTAAACTTAACCATTGGAAACTATAGAAATTCCATCTAATGATTGTTCAGTTTTAAAAAGTTCAATAATATTACTATCGATAACATTTGGATCTACATACCAATCTTCAAAAGCGTGACCACAATTAAGAACATTTTTAGCAATTGATTCATATCCATAATCTCTAAAAATTTTTCTAGATTCCTCTACACATTCTGAAGAGGATCTATAAGCATCAGTCTCATATGTAATCACAGAAAATCTGTAAGTATCTAATGGAAGATTTTTAAGGCAAGCAAGTGTTTGTTCTGCAGGATCAATGTCAAGTTGAAGATAATCAATCTGAGTTGAGAAATTATTTTCCTCAAAAATTTTACTATAATCTGCAGTAATTGCATTTGCACATATGCAATTATTTTTTCTAACTGAATTATAATGATTTACTTTCTCTGATTCAATTTCGAAAGAAACACCTTTCCAATCATATTCTGACTCTAAAAGATAGGTGTTATTAATCACAATTGGATCGTCTCCTCCAATTTCAATATAAGTTCCATTCTTCTTCCCATTCAGCATACTCAAAACAAACATATCCTGAAATGCTTGTGAGTAATTATTTTTAATGAGATTTATATTTTTAAATTTATATTTTAAACTATTTGCATTTTCGGCAAAATATCTATGGCAATCATAGTCGGAAAAACTAGACATAATACTAAAAATAATTTTTAATAATAAAAAAGGGAGTATCGTAGCACTCCCCCTTATTTATTCTATTTTATCAAACCTCTACCGTGATCAGTTTGGAAGCATACTCATGTGCATAAGATGTACGGGCACCATGATGCCCCCAACCAATCCAACTATACGCATAGTCCATATAACGATTGATAGATTTACCAGGAGTCTTCATACGCTCCTCAATCTCCTTCCACTGGACTTCATTCGTAAGATAACGAAGTTGCGTGTGAAGTGATGATGGCGAACCACCAAACTTCTTAGCAAAATCACCCAATCCATAATAACGGTTGGCAGATGTCCATTGAATCAGTCCGTAACCACGTCCGCAGTTACCCCAACTGGTTCTACTACCACCTTCGCAAATATTAGGAACGAATGTTGATTCTTGTCTAATATTGCCCATAATGGTAGCAAGGGCGTTTCTGTCTTTAATTCCAATGTCCTGAAAATAATTCAGGGCTACATTTTCATTTTCATTACACCCTTTACAAATTAGCCTTTTCTCTTTTGGCTTTTCGGGAGCAACCTCTTTGGTCGCTGTCGGCGTTTCAAACTCCTTAATAACAGAAAACGGCGCTGGGGGAGTCGTCAAAGGAGGAAATATCGGCAGTGTTGCCATATTGGTTGTAACCGATGCCAGGAGAGGCAGGGCTACAGTAAAGAAGTTTTGCATTTAATCGATTGAACTCTACATCCGTATAGAGAAAGCGCACTTCCCTCTTCTCAGAGGGCAATCTCCACGGCTCTAAAATCACATCAAAATCTCATGATGTAATCCCTGTTATGGGATTTTTCATAATAAGTTAATATTTAGTATTTGTCAAGCGCCCTCAGACACTTCTTCAACTGTCTCTTCAGGTTCGGGAAGCACCACACCTATTTGCTGCAGATACTCAATAGCACCCTGAACTTTAAGAAAAAGTTCTCTTTTAGATGTTAATTGTCCGTTCAAACCATCAAGTTCTTGAGCAAGAGTTTGACGCTGTTGAATAAGATTTGCAAGATGTTGTTGTTGTTCGGTCATTTCTATTATTAAAATATAATCTATTATACCATATATTTTACTAAATACTTACACACCATATTTTAGAACGATGAAAAGATTAGCACTTATCTTTTCGTTATTCCTTACCACTCCTGCTTTTGCTGGCGAAATCACATCAAAAATCACTGACTCAATTCAATTAGGCGTTCAGGGTGCAGCGGTACAAACCGAAAGAGTTGGTGCCTCGTATGCGGTCTCAGGCACCAATATCAATGTAACAACTCTTGGAGGAGTTGGCGGCGCAGGTTCTTATGATATCAACACAAACGGACAAGCATTTAGTTTCTCTGAAACATCAATTACTGCAGATGTTGATGTTACCTCTCAGTCGGCAGCTTCTGGAACAATTGCTTCTCCCAACCTTTATGGCAACTCTACTACTCAGTTAGGTGGCTCTGCAGGTTCTCTTTCTGGTTCTCTAAGTGGAACTGGAGTTCCTAGCGTCACTGCTGGTGGTCCTGGAAGCACAGGAACAGCACAAAGAACCGTTGAGTTAAGCGTATTCAAGTGAGACACATAACTCTCGGACTGCTTGCAGTTCTGGGAGTTATAAGTCCTTCATACGCTGGACCAGTAACTCCCAACTTCACCAGTGGGACCATTACCTCAGAGACTAAAACACGCACTGAAGTTATTGAAACTATCAGGCAAGTAGAGTATTCTACTGGAACATCTTACACAGTCACTGGCACCAACATCAATATACCAGGAACTCCTGCTCCTGGTATGAATTACACCATTCAAACTCAAGGTGCTCCATTCCAATTTAGTGAGACTTATTTGACTCCTGGAGTGGCAAAAGAAACATGGATAGACAGAAAAACCACCGAAGATTCTGTAACAAATACTATATCGGTCTTTACACAATAATCGCATTAGCAACTCCAGCATTCGCAGAGTCTCCTTCTAATACGAATATTGCAGGACCCTCAGCATCTGCAACTGGTAATGTAACTAACCAGGCAGTTCAGGTGCTTCAGGGTCCTTTTGCTTTGAATACTTATGGTGGTGGAGTCTCCTGCCAAGGTCCAACACTTAACTTTCAAACCTTTGGATATAATAACACCAATATGAATAATGATCCAGCAACTTATCAAACTGGATCAGTAAATGTTGGTGTTTCTGCAGGATTTTCAATTCCTCTTGATGGGTCTCTACAAGAACTTTGTAAAGCAAGAGCTCGCACAGAAATTACCAGACAGCAAGCAGAAGCAGATAAAGCAAGACTTGACTTTGAACTAGTGAGACTTTTGAAGTGTGGTGAAGCAAAGAAATCTGGAATTGACTTTCATCCTCTTTCACCTTACGCAAAAGTATGTGCTGATATCATCGTGCAACCACCCAAAATTGTTACAATTGACCCAGTAGGTTCAATAAATACTAAGTTACCGCAACAATCAAATGTCAAAGTCACCAAATAAGGGTAAGAAAGGTTCTGCTGGAGGAAAGCAATCCAAACAGAATCAGGGTAACGCAACCGCCAAAAAGGCTAAAAACGGCGGCAAGAAAAAATAATGAGGTTTTATGCCTAGAGAATGGAACACTCCAAAGAGGGAGTGTTGGAATGCTCCAATCCATCAAATACTCAAGGCAATAGATAATCACACAAGACTCTGGATGGAGACTGGTGATTACTGGCACGAAGAACAAGCAAATATATTAAGAAAATATGTAAAAGATTTAAAAGTATGGATTCACAAGCAGGAAGGATGTTGGGATGAATGAGTTTCCTTGGGGTGTTTTTATAATTCTTTCTTCTGGATTAGTTTTTACTGCCTATGTGATTTACTACATATTAAGACTAGCCTATTTGGAGATGAACGATGAAACAAGTAGCACTGATTCTATCAACAACAAGTCTTCTCATTAGTGGTGCTCTTTGTGTGGGTGCTTATATGACCTACAAGAAAGCAGAAGCAATTCTCAACAATCCAGAACAATTTGTTGGTGCTGTTGTAGAGAAGCAAGTAAATAAAGCATTTGAGAGATTACCTATCCCCAAACTAAATACTGGGAAGTTTCAATTACCTTTCTGATGGACAATAAAGACCCCTATATCTACAGAATTCGTGAGATTCATAAGGTTGTAGATGGTGACACTATTGACGCTGATATTGATTTGGGGTTTGATATTTCTCTTACTAAAAGGATTCGTCTTGCTGGTGTTGATACTCCTGAGTCACGCACAGCAGATACAAACGAAAAGAAATACGGACTTGAATCAAAAGAATGGTTGAAGCATCGTTGCGAGAACGCTAAAAACATTCTGATCAAGACCGAACTTCCAGATTCTACAGAGAAGTATGGTCGCATCATCGGTCATCTGTTTATTAATGGTGAAGAGACTTCACTGAATAATCAGATGATTATTGAAGGTTATGCTTGGGAATATGATGGTGGAACAAAGAAAAAGAATTTCGCAGAACTAGACGCGAAGCGTAAGAAGTAATCACTTTGAGTGAAATCTTTTGTATTGTTCTTTCTTTTCCTTCTTCTGTTCTTTCTTGAGTAACTTATTGACTTTCTTAAGAGACTGATTCTTTTCAAATGCAAAGAATATCTGCGTCTCATAAGGTGTTAAATCTTTATTCAGAAGTTTCTTACCGCGAACAAATAATTGATTTGCTATTGGTTTAAAGAACTTGAGAAGAAACTCTACAGCAGATTTTCCCAGAATCGCAGCAGCAGTTGCAGCAACAGCAGTTGTTCCTGCTAATGCAACTTCTTTATTTGTTGGTACAGGAACCGCACCCAATATAGGAACTTGAATTTCAGGTGCTCCCATTTGAGTATTTGTAGTGGGTTGATCGGATAAATTCCGATTATCCTGAGTATTTTGAGCAGGAACTTGGACTTGAGGTAGTACCGGAGTTGTATCAGGAAGTCCTCTAGACTTTTCTTCCTTCTCCTCTTCTTTCTTTGGTTGTCCTGCTTTCACGGCAGCATTAAACTCTTCCTGTGTTGGAACATCAATCACAGGATAATTTAATGTGGGGTCTGGTACATTAAAAATAGGAAGCGACAGACCCCTTATAACAGGAAGTTCAGGTTTAGACCGTTGTATTTGCTCTACTATAGTCTGGGGAATCTCCTGGATCGCAGTTTGGGCAACCTGCGGTTGCTTCTGCAGCGATACCTGGCTCGACTGGAGCTGGGGTATCGACGACGAGTTCAGGTTCTGGAGTTCTTTCAGTTGGTTTATTGGCATCTTCTTTATCGTCCCCCTTCTTTAGGGTATCAACTCCAAAGGTTGCTGCTGCAGCAGTGAATACTGTAGCAATAAAGGTGGGGTCCATCTTAGCAAGAAGACCAGCATAACTAGCGGTAAGTAATGCAGCACTCCAACTCAAAACAGAAATTCTAATGATTGTGCTCATACATTTTTCTCTTTTATTATCGCTCATTGGTCGTGAGTGAAGTTTCCCCAGTATTTAGGTTTTTAGAACCTAAACTTGACCTTACCAGCAATAGAATTGTTAGTAACTCCATTGTTTACACCGTGAGAACCTTCAACAAATAACACTTCTTTATAATCCACAGCAGCAGTCACACCATAAGAACTATCAGTTCCATAAGCACCTTCTACCTTCACACCAAAGAGGTTATTTTTCTTACCACCAAAACGAGTTTCTAGTTTGAGTCCTACCTCACCAACATGTGTTGTTTGATTAAACTCATCGACACTTCTAGCAGATTCTGAAGAACCAGTTTCAGTGTATGCGTTTCTCTTTACATTCTGAACAGTATAACCAACAAATGGTTTTACTGATTTATTGAGATGCCAATATAAACGATTAGAAACCCACCACTCAGTTCCAGTTGTTTCACCAGCATTATTAAAGACACCTTCTACATTTCTGTTATACTTGTAATTACTATTCGCAATCGCGGCATTAGTATTCAGAGTAAGTGTATTACCTCTCAATTCACTGAATACACCGAAGTGGTCTTTATTCTGTTGTGTGCTTGAGTCAACACCATTAAGGTTTATGTTAACTCTATTATACTGGAAACCAACAGTCCAACCTTTGGTTGCATCAAACTCAAATCCACCACCGAAGATCTTAGAGTCAGCAGTGTATCCATCAGCATTGTATGACTGAACGAATCTGTTGTTCTCAAATACTCTCAATCTTTGCTTACCTGCAGTTGGTTCGTGATTCAGAAGTCTATTGATACCAGTATTAATTCCATCAAGAACTTCTAACTGGTCAATGCGTCCAAAGTAATCTCTGTAAGTGTTAGCAACTTCAACAGTGGCCGCACCAAATGTAACTTGAGTAGCAGCACCGTTGGTGAATACTCTTGTGTACACAGGAGTAGTTGTAGTTGTGGTAGTTGTATGTGCATGGATTTTCTGTCTTCCACCACTTTCAGATGCAGTGTGATTTACTGCAGAAACAGGAACAACACTAAAAGTTCTGGTTCTTACCCAATCAGATACAGTTGCTTGAGTTATAACAGAAGTTCCAGCATTATCATCAGTTGTTACTGTAGTTACAACTGGAGTTCCATTTGTTGTGGTAGTAGAATTATCAGACCAAGTTGTAACTGTTACTGGAGTTGTTGTAGTAGTAACTGTGGTTGTTGGAATCGTAATAACTTCTGTATCGGTATAATGAGTTTCAGTTTGATTTCCATTCGCATCAGTTCCCATCACATGTCTGTGAGGATTATTTGTTACAGTTCTGGTTCCAGCAGTTGTGCTAGTCGTAACAATATTAGAACCAGCAGCAGTTGATACTACTGTTGGTGCTGGTGGAGGTGTTCCACCAGTTTCGTAAATATCAAGAATACCATTCAGGTTAGCGTCACCAGAAAGAAGACCAGCAGAAAGACTTACTGTACCTGTACGAATAACTTGCGATGATGGATCCCAGTCCATCGTTGGTTGTGCGATTGGGTTATAAGTAAACTGATAATCTCCCGCAGCAAGTCCCGTGAATGTAACACCCTGCCAAGTGTAACTATCCATTCCATATAATCTGGTAGGATCCCCATAAGGAATAAGATTAGTTCCATCAGACTGGAAATAGTTTGTACCAGAAATTAGTCCGTCTGGCGTTGTATTTTGAAGAAGTGTCCAGTTGACGGTTGTTGGTGTAAATGTGGTTCCATTGACTCCCTCTAAAGTCATAGAACCTTCTGTAAAGGTAGTTCCAGCGTGCCAAGAACCATACCAAAATGTAACTGTTCCACCGCTAGCACCAACATATCCTATAGAGTTGGTGTGAGATAATGCTGCTGTTGGCACTCCAAAAAGAAGCGCAGACGCTGCAGCCAGCGCCTTTTGCGTGTTAGTAGACATAAAAATAGGTGAGTTGGTGTGGTAGAAATTCCTAAGAACTACCAAACACAACTCACCTTGGTGTGGGTTCGAGTTGCAGTTTCAACTCACTGGGTGAAACTATTTATCTATCCTTTCTTCCAAGCTTCACCTTCTGCCTTTCTTCTACGAGCAAGTCCTGCTTCTACATTTGAACCAGGATTACGGTAGAGGTATAAAGCATCAGGAACTAAATCCCATTCTTTATTCTTCAACCGTTTAGTAATAGTATTAAAGTTATCGCCACCGTAAAAACCGGCACCAAGATTATAAGCAAAGCTGAGCAGAGCGCCTCTTTGTCCATCTGACATTTCACCCCAATGTGGAATTTTGCGTAATGAAGGAAGAAACTGATTCTTACACTGACTAATCAGTAGTTCATCTGCTTCTGCCTGAGTAATGGTATCGCCCATATGAAATGGAGAACCATCCTTCTTACGAGTGGAACCCCAACCGATTGTGATTGGGAGACCTCCTGTAAGTGGGTCAGGATATGCTTTGAGATGACATCCTTCAAACTCTTTAATAAGTTTGATGCCCATCATCGGCATATCATCACCACTAACTGCAGGAGCTGCAGCAGCAGAAACTGGTGCAGCACTAGTCTTTTTTCCGCGATAAATCTCCGCCCACTCTACATTATCTTCTAGGAACTTAACTGGAAGATTATCTTCTAACCACTGAACTCCCTTAATATGATTGGGGTTCTTTTCATCATAGAACTTGAAAAAGTTGTGTAAATCTACTTTTGCCATTGTACTATCTCCTATCAGTGAAAAATACGACCCCAACCATCATTGCCACCTGGGCACCAACGATGCTTAAGCATTGCTTTTGTATAAATGGTCTTCTTACCATTCGTTACTGGACCAGTGTAGTTATCATTGCATGAACCATAAGGATCATTGCAATAGTAACCTTTACCATCTGGAGTCTTACCGATGACTACAACCATGTGCCCGCCAGTAGGTGCAGATAGAGGACCACGGTGCAGGATACCAATAACGACAGGCTTCCCAGCATCAAGACTCTTATCAATATCAGAGAAAGAAAGATTGTAGCTAAAGTGTGACTTAACTCCATACCCTTCAAGAACACGAGTCTGTACCGCATGGTCAGTCGTGTCGCCAATCGCAAATACTTTCTTAACATACTCATCGTCGCCTTTAATTGAACCTGGCTTAAGGAAAGCAAGACACATGGCGCAAGATGAACTGTTGCAAGTTCTATGTGCGTCTCTATAATTATCTACTTGATTAAAATATGGAACATTTAGAACTGATGGTGTAGGGGGTTTCGTTCTAAAAATTCCTACCCAATCTGATTCAGAATCATCCAAGTATTGAGCAGGCAGATTGTCTTCTAACCACTGAACTGCTGCTACATGATTCTGATTATTTTCATCATAAAACTTAAAAAAGTTATGAAGATCTAAGGTCATTTTCTTCTCCTATGAATTCTAATGAAAAAACATCATGCTCTGGAATTTCTGGATCCATCCATTCACGAAATTCGGACTGAATCGCTTGAGCATTTTCATAATTCTTTTCTTCACAAAGAGAATGAATTCGATCAACTGCCCAGTCATGTGATTGGCGAAGAGTCTTTTCCAAAGTTTCCATAATCTTTTCGCATATAGCGTCCTAGAATATTGCTATTATAGTACGCTGGCGAACCATCGTCAAGAGACTCAATCAACACATTATTTAGGAAAAGCTGTTTGGTTTCTTCGTAATTACACTGTCCTTTTGTTCGATGGAGGCTAAGTATCGTTCTGTTGCAGGATGCTTTGCCCCAAATGTGAATATCGGATTTGAGTTCAGGGCAGGATCCATAATACTTTTTCCAATCAGACTCTGATTTAACTTTTCTAGATTTGCCCTTTGGTGTGCGGAAACTCCAGAAATATTTTCTACCAATATATGAACGACCAGTTGCAGTGCAGTGGATATGATAAACGAAACCAAAATAATCTTGGATGTCGTCTGATTCAAAAACCTTTGAATTATACAACCAAGGATTCTCATAACTCATATTAAGTAATCTTATGAGCTATTATTTATCCTTCAACCTTAGCAAAGCGATTCTAGCAATAAAAAAGCACCCCGTCAAGAGGTGCTTTAAGTTATGTTAGAATTGAATCACTTAGTTGCAGGTTTTGGTGCTGGAGCTGGAGCTGGTTTACCCTTCATAAATCCTTGAATTTTGGAAGGAAGTTCATCAACGAACTTATAAACACTTGGGGGGACATTTGGTGCAGAACCGCCACCACGAGGTTCAGCTGCCTCAGAAACGATGTCCTGAATGACTTCTGCATCCATCTCCATCATTACATAAAGTGCCTCTTCTACGGTCTCTACATGCCCCTGTGAGAGGAGATACTCAAGAACTAGGTCATAGGCATCATACTCTTCTTTCTTGACTTTTGATGCTTGAACTCCAGCTTTAACTGCTGATAATTCTTGTTTTGGTTTTGATTCTCCTGATACTTTTGCTGCCTCTCTTGCTGCTTGTGCTGCTTTGAGTTCAGCAGAAGTTGCTGCTCTTCTTTCAAACTTAACTCCACCTACAGAACCTACAGCATAACCTGCAGGAGATTTTTCAATCTTTGGTTGTGGAGATGTTTTTACTGCTGGTGATAAAGATGGGCGAGTAGGAGCAGACGTAACAGGAGGTTTTTGTACAGGAGGTTTTTGTACAGGAGATCTATAAAACTCAGGATCTTTACCGGGTGGAGTTGCTGCAATTTGTCTATTCATAGCAGCAACGTCTTTATTCAATTGCTTATCAGTTTTAAGTTGCGATGGACCTCTTTTCTCTTTATATCTTTTAAGAAGTTCTGGATCTGTCGAAGGTTTCCAAGTACTTGGTTTTCCAGGTTCTTGAGTTCCAAGATCTCCTCCCTTTGGAGCAGCAATTCTTGTATTAGTAGGTTTACTTTTTGATTTATATCCCTTTATCGCTTTTGCATTAATTGCATCTTTTTCTTGTTGACTAAGAAAAGGACCCCACCCCTCCACTTTAAGACCTCCAGTAGGTCCTACTTTTAGTTTTTCTGGTTTATGTTGCTTCACTGCAGCTGGTTTTTCTGGTTCTTGAGGTTTTGTTGTTCTACCTTTACCCCCAGAACCTAGTAACTTTTCTGCGCTTTTTCCAATTTTTTCTAAATCTACTGCACCATCAGTAGCAGCTCTAACTACTCCAGATGCTGCTTGACCAGCATAGTCAGATGCGGATTTAAGTGGTGCTGAGATATACTTAGATACATTACGATCCGTCCATCTAGAAAATTGTTTAGCACCTTTCTCCCATTCTTTTGATACATCACTTTGCTCATTTAAAATAGATTTATACAATTCATCTATCTTGTTAATATCCTTACTGGAAAAATCTGTCATTTTTTCAAAACGTTTGCCTTATATTTTTATTTATAAAAAAAGAGGGTCAAAAGACCCTCACTTCACATCATCATTCTTCTTACCTAACCACTCCTTCTCATAATCATAATCACCGAATAGGTATTCATCTGATTCTGCAGCATCTTTGTATGCGTTCAGGATTTCCTGTTCGCACCATTCATCATAATTGGAATCCTGTGAAAGAATCTTTGGTAACATCTTGCTTAATTCCTCCTACGATGTAACTTTCAACTTCTGTTTCCTGTGGAGCAACTTGAAGTCCCTTAGAGGAAATCCAATGTTCAGTCCAAGGCAATGGGTTGTTCTTTGCTGGAATATCATAAAGTGGGCGAAGTCCGATTGCCTTCATTCTACGGTTCGCAATCCATTCGACATACTGTTGTAACAATTTGTCGTTAAGACCAATCATTGAACCATCCTTAAACAGATACTCTGCCCAAAGTTTTTCCTGATTCACAGCGTTCTCAAAGGTCTTATAAACCCACTGTTCTTCTTCCTGTGAGATTTTCTTCATATCAGGGTCATCACCTTCCTTCCACTTATTCAGGATGTTCTGAGTGATAACCAGGTGCTGATTCTCATCTCTAGCAATCAGTGAGATGATTTTTGCACTTCCTTCCATAAGTTTGAGTTCGCCAAATGCAAAACTGCAAGCGAAACTGACGTAAAAGCGAATACCTTCAAGAATATTAACGTTTGCAATTGCTCTGAAAAGTTTGCGTTTGAGTTCATACCTTTCTGCCTGGGCGTAGGGAACTTGTTCTTGGGCGTGTTTCCAAAGTTCAGAAGTCCCATAATGCTGAGCACTATTGATGAAGTCATTATATGCCTCAGTCACACTGACGGCACGTTCTAAAATACGGTCATCTCTGAGAATTGTATCAAAGACCTCAGAAGGGTCTGGATAAACATTTTTGATGATATAGGTGTAAGAACGGGAGTGAATCATTTCCATAAACTCCCAAACCTTCATACAAGCTTCCAGTTCAGGAAGCGAACAGTATGGAGCGAAAGCCATTCCAGGACCACGACCCTGAACAGAATCAAGCATCACCTGATACTTCAAGTTGGAAGTAAAAATATGCTTTTGCTCAGGACGAAGAGACTGATAATCTCCCCTATCTTTTTGAAGGGAGACTTCTTCTGGTCTCCAGAAATATCCCAATTGTTGTGTTGTGAGTTTATCAAAGATTGGATACTTATAAGAATCATATCTCTGAATTCCAAGAGGTTGCCCAAAAAACATTGGTTGTTTCTTAGTATCAACCTCTTCAGAATTGAAAACGGTCATCTGATTAATCACTCTCACATCCTCTAAACCTGTTTTAAATCTTACAAGACTCACAATCTTCCTCCTCTGAATCTAGAATATCGGAAATTAAATTTTCAAGAGACTGTTTGGTTTCTTCAACCTCGTCAGTCTTATGATCATAAGTATTTTGATAGTAGCTGGTTTTCCAACCGTACTTATATGTAGTCAAAAGGTCCTGCGCCATTACTGAAGTAGGAACTTCATTATCGGGATAATTTTCTGGATTATATGACCAGTTTCCAGAAATCGCTTGATCAAAGAACTTCTGCATAACAGCAACAATATTAATATACCCACGATTGCTAGGCATATCCCACAGAAGCGTATAATTGTTCTTAAGTGTTTGATACTGAGGAACAATCTGCTTGAGAGGTCCTTTCTTGGACTTCTTAACGGACAAGTATCCGCGAGGTGGTTCGATTCCATTGGTTGCATTTGACACAACGGAACTGCTCTCCGATGGCATCTGTGCAGACAATGTTGAGTTCCGTACCCCGTACTGCTTGACCTGTGCTCTAAGACCTTCCCAATCATACTTCAGATTATTTGGAACGATTTCATCAACATCTTTCTTGTAAGTATCTATGGGGAGAATACCATTACCATACTTGGTTCTATTAGAGTATTCACAAGCACCCTTTTCTTTAGCAAGATCGACAGTTGCCTGAATCAGATAATACTGGAATGCTTCTGTCAGGTCGTGAACCAGTTTCCAAGAACCAGGATCGTCATAGTGCTCCCCGTGCTTGGCGAGATAGTGAGCAAGACCAATATAACCTACCCCAATCGAACGACGCGCTCTGGTGGCGATTTCTGCTGCTTTAACGGGGTATCCCTGAAAATCAATGAGTTCGTCAAGAGACCTAACAGCAAGATCACAAAGAACCTCAAGGTCCTCATTATCCCGAATCTTTCCAACATTAATAGCAGAAAGTATGCATAGAGCAATCTCACCATTTGGATCATCAATATGTTGAATGGGTTTGGTGGGTAGAGTAATTTCTTGACATAGATTACTCATCTCAACTTTATCCATAAAGGATGAGTGAGAGTTGCAGTGGTCAATGTTCATAATGTAAACACGACCAGTTTCTGCGCGTTCTTTCAGGAGGTCCAAAAAGAGTTCTTGAGCTCCGATAGTCTTTCTTGGAATAGACTCATCTCGTTCATAACGAACATACAACTCGTCAAAAGCATCAGTTCCAAAAGCATCATACAGACCAGGAACTGCGTGTGGAGAGAAGAGTGAAACTTCTTCGTTCTTGATGAATCGTTCATAGAACAGTTTAGAGATTTGGATACTGTAGTCTAACTTACGAACACGGTTATCTTCGGTTCCTTTATTATTTTTCAATACCAAGATATCTTCTATTTCTTGGTGCCAGATGGGGAAGTGGACAGTTGCTGATCCACCTCTGATGCCATTTTGAGTGCAGCATCGGACAGTTGCTTCAAACTTTTTGAGGAAAGGGACAACACCTGTGTGCTGAACTTCTCCGCCTCTGATTTTAGCGTTGATGCCACGGATTCGACCTGCGTTGATACCGATTCCCGCCCTTTGTGCAACATATTTGCCGATAGCCATATCAGAACTAAAGATGCTATCGAGGGTGTCATCAACATCAACAAGAACACAGCTAGCATATTGTCGAAGTGGAGTTCTAACCCCCGCCATGATAGGTGTGGGAATGTTGATTTTGTGTTTGGAGATTGCATCGTAGTACTTCCTAACGTAGTCTAAACGTGTTTCTTTAGGATACTTGGAAAAGATTGTCGCCGCAATCAAAAGGTACATAAACTGTGGCGTTTCATAAAGTGCCCCAGTGCTTCTATCTTGCACAAGGTACTTATCAACGACTTGACGTAGACCTGCATAAGTAAACAGATAGTCACGACTATGATCAATAAACGACTGAAGTTTATCAAATTCTTCTGCTGTATAAAGATCCAAAATTTCTGGATCGTAAACACCTCTACCAACACAACGCTCAACATGTTGAAGAACAGTTGGGCATTCGTGCATACGACCAAACAACTGCTTACGAAGAGCAAACAGAAGCAGACGAGCAGCAACGAACTGATAATTGGGATGCTCAAGATCAATTAGGTCGCTAGCAGAACGAATCAGAATCTCCTGAATCTCTGCAGTTGTGATACCATCATAAAATTGAATACCAGATTGCATTTCAACTTGCGATGCAGATACCCCAGCAAGGTCCCTACACGCTTCTTCTACCATCAAATGTAGTTTATTTAACTCAAGGCTTTCGACCGACCCATTTCTCTTAATAACTTTTGTTCCGTTGCTCATACTTTCTTCCACTCGTTAAACTTTACTTTTGCCTCTAAGCCTTTGTATGTATGTGATTTTAACACATCCATAACCTGATGTCCAGTCAGGACCATATCATTAATATCTTTTTCAGTAATTGACCTTGGCCAGATTACTACTTTCTCACCTCTATCGATGAGTTTGGAGATCCTGTTACAGATTTCTTTGTTCCTAGGTTCATTATCAAGAACATACACAATATCGTTGCCCAAATTAAGACTATCGAGTAAAATATCCGATCCGCACATTGCGATGGCATTTTGGACAAACGTTGAATCAAAGGGACCTTCTGTGACGTAGATTGTTTCATCTTTCTTTACTCCTTCTAATCCATAGACTTTGGGAATACTTTCGTCTAAAATCACCGTAATATATTTAACCTTGCTAGGTCCTAAAGCACGACCTTGAAACCCAAAAATGTTACCATCTAATGCACAAAGGGGAATAACTATTCTGGATTCCTCATATTCTAAACTTTTTTGGTCAAAGGTTTGAACTTGAGTATTTGTCCATTCTTTAAATTTTTCTGCAAAGTAAAATCTATTTGGATCTAGTCTTCGGTCTGTTAGATACTTTTTTGCGGTTTCATTCTCCGCCGCTTTTGGTAGATTCAGTTTCTGCTTAAAGACTGGTTTTGCAAATTCAAACTTGGGTTCTTCAACTACAAAGTTTTTACCCGTATGCCCCTCTTTGAACTTCTCCAAAGTATATTGCTTATGAAGCGTTGGGTCTATCTCTTTCAGAAAGTTATTGAACGATAAACTAGCACCGCAATTGTGGCACTTAAAGTTTGTATTATTCTTTACTGGATAGATATATCCTCTTGTTTTATTCTTGTTCTTCTGAGAGTCTCCACAGATAGGGCAGCGAAAGTTGTAGAGATCCGCTTTGACCCTTTTAAATTTTTGAAGACGCGAAGATACGAGTCCAATATACTTGGAGTCAATCAAATCCATTACGAAGGATGCTTTATTTTGCTCTCTCTATTGTACTCTGAGATGATGGGTGTGTCAAGAGAGAAGTTGCTGTTGGAATGACTCCAATTAAAAATACAACTATCGCAATTGCTCCAACTGCTTTCCATTTAAATTGGGATATTATTTCCACTTTCTCTTCTAGGATATCTATTCTTTCTCCAAGTTCTTTACTAATTGCATCATGCTGTTCCTTTGAAGATTTTTTAATATCTTCAATCATCGTTACAATCAAATTATCAGTTCGATTACACTGCTCAATCTTTTCATTATGAACGGCAAGCATTTGACTAATATTTTGACTTGTCTCACCAATCTTTTGAATTGCAGTATCAATTCGTTCCATCATCTGCTCATACACAGACAATCTTTCTTCCAAGATTGCGATTTTTGTATCTGTGGATGATGGATTAAACATTGTCTTAGTTATTGTGGTTTTTTCCAGCGATTACGAGAACCTAAACCTAGGTAAATATTTTTTTTCTTTTTACGGAATACTGGTGGTTGGTCTGGTGGAAGACCTGCAATATTTCCACTGGAAGCATTGTTTGTTGGTGCAGCAGGAGCAGCAGCACCTTCTTGCTCCTTAATAAACCTAACTGTAGCAATTAATTTATCTAGTTTATCCATTAGATTGCTTGCAATTGTTCCAGACATTCACGGTCTTCTTCAATTTCGTGAATTTGTGTTCTAGGATATTCTGGCAATCTATTCAGAAAAAGAAGAAAACTTTTAATAGATGGCCAGAGATCACTCTCCAAATTGTAAAATAATAAAGGAACTGCAGCATCATTAAAGACATTGAACAGAATCGTTAGGTGATTCAGAATCAGATGAATCTTCAATTCGCCGCAGCTTTTATATCTTTTTAATAATCGTTTTACATAACGAATTCGTTTCAAATCTGACTCAAAATCTTCCATCGTTACCGATTGAGGATTATCGTAAAATTTTATAGCAAATAACAAATAATTATTTTCATTCAATTCATCAAATCTCATACCATATTATCAGCTATCTGGATATCTCGAATCGTCGTCAGCGTCACCAGTGATGCTACTTCCAGCAACTAATGTTTCAGCCTTAACTCTGAAGTTACCGTGATTATCAACATAAGTCGTAACACCGACCCAACCAGCGTGTGCTACAGCATAAGCGGCGTTTTTATTACCAACAGTTCTTCCAGCGGCGACAGTTGCTTCGGTCGTACCAACACCAAAGACAGCAGAGAATCTGTTTGATTTTACATCAGGAGCAAAGAATTGCCCATCTTCAAGAGTATACTTTGGTTTCTGATTTACTGTGTAAGCAACACCTGCAATTGCACCATTAAGAGGAATCAGGAATTGCGTTGATGCGATTGAAATTTGAGTAGCAGAGGTTACACCTGAAATTACTGCCTGACCATAAGTAGCGCCGACGCCAACTACTAAAATATCACCAGTTGAAATTCCAGCAGTTACAAAAGTTGTACCACTTCCGGTTACTACTTCAGTAGCAAGATTGATTGTTATAGTTCCTGTAAGACCCGTGCTAAAAGAATCTTTATTGCCCCAAAGAGACATATGCTTTACCTAATAAATTTCTTTTTCTAGTAATATTTATAAAAAAAGGAGACCTTTACTTTTGGTCTCCTCTATATTTCTCAGGGAGTTAAATCTTGAGCACCCTTCTTCTTTAATACTCCTTGAGCTTGAAGAAGAATAAGTGAAAGGATGCCGTTTGATTTTACCTTTGGGTTTGCTCCAAGTGCTTCCGAAACTGCAAAAAGAACAGTTGCGATAAGAGCCTGATTTGCTAAACACCAAGCGACTAGTGCGGACATAATGACCTCGTGTGAAGAGTATCCTGTCCTATTTAGTAATCAGTCAAATCTAGAATGCATTGCGTCTTGTGCTCTTTGAGCAGAAGCACGACGAGCAGCTACTTTTTGAGCAGGAGAGTGAGGACCACCATACTCACCAGCAGCAGGTGGCTTCTTACCTGGTTCCTTTTTCTGCTGACCCTTTGGAGTTCCTTGCATTTTACGCATAGAACCCTTTACAATCTCAAGTGCTTTATCTCTAGGAGGTCTTGGAGTTCCTGCTACCTTCTCTTCCTTTCTTCTCTCATCAAGAACTTCACCTTCTGGTTCATAGTCCATCTTGAGACCCATTGCTCTCAACTTATTCTTAACAAGATTAACTTTCGTTGGAATTGCTCTGGGGTCTTCTTCACCACCTTCGCTCTTCTTGAGTTTTGGTTTTTCATCCATACCACAATCTGCTTCTTCCTTATGAACTGGAAGTCCTTCATGCTTAGTCTTTGCAAATTTCTTTGCTTCTTTCTTACTCATTCCTTCTGCTGCTTTTGCAACTTCAGGAGATGCTGGTTTTGCTCCTTTTTTAGCAGCATAAACCATTCCCATAAACTTTTGTTGAGCCTGACTTACTGCCTTCTCAGTAATCATTTCACCTTCTAGTTCGTGATGGGCAACCAGACCCTTTCCTTGAGCAGGTGAAATTACAACCTTATTCTTACCCTTCATCACATCAATCTTCTTTCCATTCGCATCAGGATTGTCCGATTCACCTTCGTGAATAAACTCTTCCTTACGAGTCGCAATTGCCGAACCACGAACATCTCTGCGATGCTGCAGATACTTATCAGTCTTGTTTACTTTACCATCATTATTAACATCAGCATCTTCCTTACCAACTGGGTCTAATTTCTCACCACGCTTTGCTCTCGCAGTCTGCTCACCTTTGGTTCTCTCACCTTCATAAGGTTCGCCATATCCAGTCATCTCAACTTCTTTAATATTTGGATTTGCACGAAGTTCAGAAATCTTTTGACGGTCAGCCATTCTTACATAAGAACGACCATCTTTACCAGTCACTCTTACCTTATATTTTCTGTGCTCAGCAGTCTCCATCTTCTCCATATAGGTCAGACGAATTGGTTCTTCTTCTTTCTGAACCCCTTCTACAAATACTTTATAAAGTGCATTTGCAACACTAGTAGATGCAAACTCTTGAATGTTAAAGTCTTCTGCTTGCATACCACCTTTACCAAAAAGTTTTGCTTTTACCATAGCCTTTTCTTGCTGAGGCATATTACTGTTGTTCATATACTGAGAATATGCTTGCTGAAGAGATAGTTCCTCTCTTCTAGCACGATAGCGAATATCATAAATCGCTTGCTTTACTCTCTTCTCTGGAGACTTTCCACCAGCTTCCTTCTTATCTCCGCCAGCAGGAGCTGCGGCAGCAGGAGCGTGTTTTCTTGCTGGAAGCTCTTCAGCAATATGTTTTTTCATGAGAAAACTTTTACTTCTTATCTTTTCTATACTTATTTATGAAATTAAGACCGTATGCTATTCCACCTGGTTGCAGATTCTCTTTACCAGTCCCGATTGCTCCTGGAGTTTGCTTTGCAGCATACTTAAAAGCACCCAAAGTTCCAGTAAGAGTATTTGGTTTTCCTGGAGACCTATACATTCTATCCATCTTGACTTCAGTATATTCAGACAAATCTTTAATCCAAGACTTAAACATCATACCCGATTCAGTTACACAAATCAAATAGTTGGTTCCACGACGAATGATACGACCAACCATTCCAGTGTTTAGATTTTCTACCAACTGACCAATTCTAAAAATTGATTCTGTGAGATAATTTTCACGAAGAGTTTGGAAATCAAACTTAGGTGCAATCTCCCAAATACTCCAACCTTCTTTAATGTTCATTGAAGCACGAAGATTATCATACAATTCCATTGCTTCCTTGCGCTTCATCTCTGGAGGAAGACCCTCTCTAAACTTCCTAAAGTCTCCTTCAGCAGCGGCAAGTCTCATTCTTGATGCAGACATTCCTTCTACACCTTTTGCATCAGGGTCTCTTTCTCCAGCAGAGACTACTTCAATATTATCAAATTGATAAAGTTGCCCGTTATAATTGCCTGATAATTTTTCAAACTCTTTAACTCTATCAGACCCACCAACAATTCTTACATTCGTATATCCATCATTATGCGCTTTCTTGAGAACATCAAAAATAGTTTTTGTATTTGCATCATTTACAATTCTTTCACTATGAGCAGGGAACATCCTTCTCATATAAGAAACTTTTGTATCTGGGTCTAATGGATTCTTTTTCTTATCCTGACTTCTTGAAGGATAGATTAAATAGTCACCCTTATCTGCTGCAGCCGATTGTGCAGCAACATCCATCAATTGCTGATGCCCAATCGTAGGAGGATTGAAACGACCAAATGCAATTGTAAGAGTTCCCTTTGTTTTGGGAACTGGTGGTGGAGTTGCAACAGGTTGCTCTTGTGCTGCTGCCTGCTGTTCAGGAGCAGGTGCTTGCTGCTGTGCTGCTTGCTGTTGAGCAAGTGCTGGGTCTTGATATCCAGGAGAAGCAATTGTTTTTTCCTTTTCAGTTTGCGCTGGGTCCTTTTCACCAACTTTTTGACGCTTATTATAAAACTTGAGTTGACCCCTTTCAGTTTTTGCTACAAACTCTCCTTGCCTATCATACCATCCACCGTGCCCGTCGCCAACAAGACCAAGACGCTGAGCTTGTTGAGATGCAGATGCTTCAGAGATAAACTGGAAAAAACTTTTCATTCTTATTTTTTAATTCTATTACAAATGTCCGACATTATTGACTTTTCGTTTGCAATAATGTAGTTAAGACCATTCTTTCTAATCTTAATATATTTATTCTTTAACAAATCTGATTTATTGGATTGAATTTCCTTATCAAGTGCAAAGTAAAAATACTTGATAAAATCATTGAAAACATCTTTTGGTCTTGACTTTTTGGTTGTAAAAATATCAAGAACATTATTAAGGAATGCTTGAAGGTCTTTCATATCAAAAACATTCCAGGTTGTGCTTCCAAATAATTTCTTGGATAAAATCTGTACATTTTTCCTGCTGCAGTAGTTGAACTTGCAACTTCCATTTTATATCGTATCTGAATAATCAAATTACTATTTCCAGATAATTTTGTTCCATCAGAATTTGAACGATAGATTTCAATTTTTGGGTCTCCCGATGCATTTATTCTAGCATTATATCTAGCGTTTGCAAGAATATCCCTAAACTGACGGTCGGCAACTCTTGTTTTGACTCTACCATCTCCAGTAAATTTAACAAGTTCGGTATTAACATTTCTAGAAAGACCGTAGATAATGTAGTCAGCAAACTTTACTTTGGTATCAGTTCTATCTGGGGTATCTAATCCTTCGTTTAACTTTTTAGCGGCATAAGCATAAACAAGTCTTGCTGCCTTTTTAAGATATTCACCACCTCCAGTTTCTTTTGCGTTATCTCTAGAGGCATATTTTTTTGTGAATACTTCTTTATCAAAAAATTCATCAATAAAGTTCTGATAATTATTAGCAACTGGGGAAACATCTAATCCCATTTCACTAAAGATATTCAAAAATTTATCAAATCCCTGACCAGATACTTGGTGAAATTGCTCACCACCATCAACTTTTAATGAGTAATCAATATTCCTAAATCTTTTATCAGGATTTGTTGGAGAATTAACTTCTATCTTAACATCCGCTTTTGTTCCTTTTTGGTCTTCTGTTCCAGCAGCAGTTACTCGAATAAAATCTTCACGAGCATTGATAGAAAGACCTCTTGCTTGTGCATTAAGTCTACTATGCGAATTTACAAAGGATACTGCGCCATTTTTTAAATCAGAAACTTTTGCCCAATTTGTTCTATCAGACAAAAAATCTTGTGCCTTTTTAGGAACGGATACAGATACGGACACTGTATCAATTACAGCACTACCAACATCATTAACTTGCTTAACATATCCCTTCTTCATCATTTCCGTCAATACGGTATCAACATCCGAACCAGTAACTGTCGGTAGAGTCTTAGAAGATTTTGTTTTTGCTCTTTTTACAAATCTAGCGGCAACAGCAGCAGCAAAAAAAACTTCAAACAAATCACCTCTATTAGCTGATATTTTTTCCGCCATAAGACTTTTTGAAGTATTTAGTGCCCAAAAGAGGACTTGAACCTATATCGACAATGCTCCAGAGAAGATTTGAACTTCCACGCTTTTTAAGGCGGCGGATTCTAAGTCCGCTGTGTCTACCGTTCCACCACTGGAGCTAAACAATTTCTATTTGAGAATGTATTAGTTTGTGTATGACAATTAGGACATAATAATCTTAAGTTGTCGGGTCTGTTATCATATGGTTGACCGTTAATATGGTCAACTTGTAATCTTAATGGTTTTCCATTCCAAGTAGAAGGAATGCCACATTCAAAACAAGTATTACCTATTTCTTCTATTAATAATCTATATAGAATTTCACGCTTACAAGATTTACCTTTTAAAGAAGTATATTCTAAAAGTGTTTTCCATTTATTATATCCACCATATTGCCTAATTTTATTAGTATAATCTGGTTTGTAATCGGGAATCCATTTTTTATATCTTGCTCGTAAAGTATCTGGTTTACAATTTAATTCTAAACATAATTGAGTTGGTGATACTCCAGACAATAAAGATTCTATTATGTATTCTTTTTTGTCGTCAAGGTCTTTTCTCATAATTGGTAGACACGCTGTATTATTTATACAAAATACTACTAATTTTACCATTTGGGCAAAGTGGAGAATAGCGGACTCGAACCGCTGACATCCTGCTTGCAAAGCAGGCGCTCTACCAACTGAGCTAATTCCCCGAAAACCCCGGAGGGTTATTTGTTCATTCTACTGCAGAACCAATCTTTTCGTCAAGGTCTGCAATTACATTGCGAATATCAGCAACACGAGGAGGAACACTCAATTCATCATAAGTGTATCCTTTTTGTGCATCAAATAGAACTTGACGAACTGCTGCTGCAGCACGAATATCGATTTTTACAGATACAGATTTAGCCATCAGATGTCTCCTTCTTCACGATTTTCACTATAATAAACATCAAAGAAACCGTCAGGATAACGCTTCATCAGTTTATCAATATTAGTCTGAACAACCTCATCAAAGGAAACTTCCAGAGCAATACAAGCTTGTGCAATATACCACAGAGTATCACCAAGTTCTTTAATCAGGTGAGTGCGGGTTTCTTCATTCCAGGACTTACCCTGAAAAACCATCTTCTTCACAATCTCCATAAACTCACCACCTTCGGCATTGATACCAACGGCAGCAGTCAGAAGACGCTCAATATTAGCACCCTTCTCATCCAACTGAACCATACGGTCAGAGAGAGCGAGAAAATCTTTGGATGCGTCAGAAGTGACGGCATCTACAAAGTTTTGGTATTTATCAAAATCAACTCGTTGCGTCATGAAAATTTAAATCCTTCAAATGATTTTTTTGGTTTCTTTTCTTCGTAATTATACTCCTCTTCTTGTCCAGAGTCAAGTATGTCTTGTTGTGCTGACTGCTCACAGTCATACAATCTCATCTTAGCACGGTCAATACCAATAACAAAACGCTTGAAGATTGTTGGGTCATTGTATCGATTCTTCAATTGTTTGACTAGAATTTGTCCCAACCCCTCCAACTCTTCTGTACTAATAAGGGCAAACATAAGGTCAGCAGTAGCAGGGAGACCAAAGGACTCACTAGTATCAGTAAGTTCAACATCAGAGTTCCCATAACCACTGCGGGTAGTCTGGGTAGCAGAGACAATGGGAACATTGAATTCCACCGCCAAACCGCGAAGTTCTTCTGCAATTGACTTGATATACGAATAAGAATTGATAGAGCTGTTTGCCTTATGCCTAGAGGAAGCACAAATATTAAGGTAGTCAATGAAAATAATATCAGGTCTGAATGATTTCTTAAGAGCAAGTTCATTGAGAAGTGCCTTGAAATGTCCTGAGTGTGCAGAAGCAGTCGGGTATTCTTTGATGACCAAAGAACCTTGTGTCTTCTTCGCAATACTATTTACTTTCGTTTCAAACATTTGGCGCGGTAAATCAACCAATTGCTGAATCGGGACATTGAGAAGGTTTGCGTCAATTCTTTCTGCAATTCGCTCTTCCGCCATCTCAAGAGTGATATAGAGTACATTCCGACCCTGTAACAAGGCGGCGCTAGCCACATGACACATAAACAATGATTTCCCAACACCCGTTCCAGCGAGAGCAATATTGAGAGTCTTGTTAGGTAAACCACCTTTAGTGATTTTGTTGAAATATTCCAGGTCAAACTCGATTTTATCTTCTTTACGGTGGTAAAATTCATAACGCTCCTCATAGTTCTGAAGATAATCGTGTCCGATATTGTTATCAAACGATACTGCTAGAGCATCAGAAAGAATGCTTGGAATCGCGTCACGATTTTTCTTCCCATCATTACCATCAGCAATATGAATTGACTCCATCAAAGCAAGATAAATTGCTCTATCTCGACACCACTTTTCAGTCGTATCAAGCAACCATTGCTGTTCTACAACACCATTATGAAATCCAGAATTGAGTTCCCGAATCTCTTTGATTTCAGACTCATTAAGGTCTGTGCGATTTTCTATCTCAATCGCAAGTGCTTCTGTTGTAATTGCTGATCCATATTTAACAATGAACTTAACAATTTCCTCAAATACGACCTTTTCGGATCTTTGCTCAAAATAATCTGGTTGTATAAAAGGTATGACTTTTCTGGAGTAATCTTCATTGAATATCAGGTTTCTTAAAATTGTAAGTTCAAGTCGTTCCATTACTTATAATGCAAATAGGCACTCATAATATACTTTGGACCACTGATAGGAGGTTCCCCCTTATGAGGAAACATCCAGAGTGGGGGAAACATAATTAAGGTTCCCTGTTTTGGTTGAATTTGAATGTCCTTAAAAATAGTTTGACCACCACTCTCAACATCATTCAAATACCACATAAAAGACAAATATCTACGGGCGGTCCCATAGTCTACCACATCTACATGGGTATCAAACTGATCTACACCATTTGGTTCGTATTTTTTAATACGAAATTGTTCTAGAGCGTGTTCTTCTGGAAATACACGCTTATCTACAAACTCATAATACTTATCACGATATTCAAAAATATTTTTAATAATATGATTATGAACTTGATTAACTTCTGGTGTCAACTCACGATTTTCTGTGAAATTAAACTGAGTAAAGTTAGGTTTTCCGTCATTATCGTGACGCTCTTGTTTATCAGGAACCTGGTCAAATAGACTAATTAGAAAGTTGCATATATCAGGTTCAAGAGCATTCTCGTAGATATGAATGAAATCTTGAAGTTCATCCATAAGAGAATTCGCCTTTAGCAATCACATCCAGTTTCTGCATTACTTCTTCAGTAAAGTATTCTTCTGGATTTGCTAAAATCTGTTTGGCGTAGATTTTTTTACCGTCCATCTCATAGCGACCTGCTACATTCTTCCAGAGTCCACCAATCTCACCAAGTTCCAGAAGACCGTAGTAACGATCAAGACCGCGCTCATCATAATACAGACGGACTTCAACATCCTTATTCTCCTTACTCAAACGCGATTTAGCAGTCTTAGCTTTGATAATATTGCCGACCACTTCTGTTCCATCCTTTTCTTTCTTTTTGCTGAGATATATGATTGAAGACGCTGCGTATTTGAGTCCGCTGCCTCCACCCATTTCCTTAGTTGGTACATAAGCTCCGATAACATCATAGGTATGATTAGTAACTATCATTGGAATATTTGCTTGACCAAGTTTCAAGGTAAGCATACGGAATGCACCTTTAATCAGTTGTGATTTGGTCATGTCACGAACTTCTTTATCATTCAGAGCATCATTAATCTCTTTACTTGTGGAAAGCATCCCCAAAGAGTCTAACACGAACATACAAGGATTGCGTTCTCCCTCTGGTTTCTTCATATACAAATCTACTGCCTTGAGTGCCTTTCCACGAAACTCTTCAACAGTAACAACATTGACAACCACAAGACGAGAAGTATCAATTCCACGAGATTCTAATAGAGATTTAGTGATAGCAGCCTCAGTGTCAAAGTAGAGACAGTAACCATTGGGATTAGTATCAAGAAAGTTCTTAACCACGGCGAGAGAGAAAAAAGTCTTTCCAGTAGAAGACTCTCCAGCAATAGCAGTAATCTTATTCCCAGATACGCCACCAAATACACTACCTGAAACCAGTGCATTAAAAATGTATGAACCCGTATCAACATAACTTTCAGTCTCATCAATTTCTGAAGCAAGTTGGGTATAATCCCCACCAATTTCTTTTACGATATCTTTAAGAAAATCCATCAGCAAACCATCCCGTATTCTTCACGAAGTATTTTTTTATAAGGCAAACCTTGTTCTCTAAGTTCTTTCACCAATTTAAGTTTATGATAAAGAGCAGCATCTCCTCCAAATCCAAGAGAACTGACAATTTTTTTTAGTTCTTCGTCGTTAATAGGCAAATCCATTAGGCAAAAAATAGTTCAAGGTTTACAGTTTTTTCCACATTCCATCCAATTGCATCAAGAATGGACTTAAGTGGTTCAAGAAAACTCTTTTCAAATTGTAGTTCATAGTCGATGTATTTGTCAAGTCCAAGTTCCAAAGGAAAATCTTGAATGAAAGAAATGATATTTTCTTGAATGATATTTGGTTTTTTGAGGTAGATAAATTTAACCTTTTCCCCATTACCAATAAGTGAATATTTATTGGTCAGTTTTTTCTCTTTCACATAGTGATTGAACAATAATGCTCCACGAATATGAATGGGAGTTTTTGGTTGATAAATGTTCGATGATGAATAATACTTGCGGACATCAGAAGCAGTTCTTGGGAATGCAATCTGTTCTGGAGGAAGTTTTTTGAAATCAGAACGACACTTATCAATAAACTCAATCACCTCTTCTTCAGTTCCACTCATCATCAGTTTCAGACCATCCTTAATCATCTGACGACAGGGAGCTGGAGTAGAAGACTTGACTGCCTCAATGCCCATCATCTTCAGTTTAGGTTCTTCATAACGAACACCTTCACTATCCCAGACATTGAGAATATAACGCTTCTTCGCAGTCCAGATTCCACGGTCAGCAATATTCTCCCGCTTCATCTGCATCTTCTGGTCATAAGCATTCACATAGTCCGCCAGTTCTTGGTAGCAACCTTCAATATGCTTTTCAAGTTCCACTTTAGCGACCTTATCAAGGAACGAAACAACGCTTTCAGTAGTTTTCTCTCTTCCCTTGTATACAGTCTCAACCAAAGGACCCATATTAAGATAAATGGAATCGGTATCAGAAGCAATGACATAATCAACATCCTGTGTCTTGAGAACTTTATTCAGATACTTATTAATCTTATCTTCAATCCAACGAATCGAAACCTGTCCTGAAAGAGTAATTGCTTCAGCATTTGCTAGTTTGAAATAACGGAAATACTGATTGCCGATAGCACCATAAGCAGAGTTAAGTTGAATCTTCCTCGCCATTTGGATGTTATTGCACCTTGCAATCTCCTTTTCCAGTTCTTTGGTTTTCTTTTTCTCATACTCTTGTTTAGCAGCAAGCATCTTCTTTTTGTAGATAGTGCGGTCCTCATAAATCTTTTCCATCAGTTCTGGAAGAAATCCACGCACATCTTTGCGATACATTGCACCATTAGCACAAACTGCATAATCCTTATACATTTCAAAATTAATTTGCTGATTAAGGATTTTATCTACAGTTACAGACGGATGCCTCTCATCCAAAAGAGTTTCTGGTGAGATATTGTATTGCATAATCAGGTGAGGATACAGCGAGTTCAAGTCAAAGTTCACCACCCAATCATAAACACCAGGAATCGGTTCCTTTACATAAGCACCAGCATACTTGGAATCCTTATCCGACCTTACATTCGGAGGAATTACAATATTCTTCTTTTTCAGATAGTTGTAGATAATCGTATCCCACATCCGAACCTGAGAGAACACATCAGCATAATTTGCTTTAGCGTCATACGCCATCGTCAACGCAAGTTCAATCAGTTTCATCTTGTCTTCCAAACGGTCAACAAGTTCTACGTCAATGATGTTGTATTCTACAAACTTTTGCCATCCCTTGGTATAGAAATCTTTGAAAGTATCGAATTCACTGTGGTCCAACTTTTGCTGCCCAAGTTCCACATTCGCAATATGGTCAAGGCGATAAGATTCTTGTGCCTTATAAGTAAACTTCTTATAAAGATTGAGATAGTCAAGTTGACTCACACCACCAATATCATAAGAGATATTTTTACGACCAGAAATGTAAATCTCATCCTCAGTCACTAGCCCCCAAGGAGACATACGCTTCATTAATTTTTCACCAAGAACACGGTCTATACGACGAACCAAATATGGAATATCATACAGTTCACTATTCCAACCAGTGATGACTTCTGGAGTATTCTCCTCAATCATCCACCAATTGATAAAGTCATTTAACAAATCATATTCGTTAGTAAAAGAACGATACTTTACATTGCTTTGCTGATTATTGAATTTACCAAGACCCCAAGTACGAATCTGTTTCGTATTATAATCTTGAAGCGTAATCAGCAGCACTTCCTCAGCAGCACTTTCTACATCAGGGAATCCATTCTCTGATGCAACCTCAATATCGATAGTAGTTACTTTGATTTTACTAATATCAAACTTAACTTCATCTTCTGGATAATTTTCGGCAATGTATTGATAGATGTATCGGTCATTTCCAGAAATCTTAAATCCTTCTACACCATCATACTTCTTAATAAACTCTCTACATTCTCTTACAGTTCCTGGTTGAACTGCTTCAACATATTCACCGTTCAGGGTTTTATATTTCGTATTCTTTTTTGAGGGGACAAAAAGAGTCGGGTAAAACTTCTCACGGGTCATGAAATGTTTTCCATTTTCATAACCACGAACCAAGAAGTGGTCCCCGACCATCTGAACGTTAGTATAAAATCTCATCAGGCAGTTAGTTCAAGATACTTCGTAACGATTTCTTCTTTTGGGTCAACGATAGTCAAAATACTATCAGAGTGAATCATCATCTCTCTTTGGTCAGTAACTTCTGGCCAAGGAGTAAGTTCACCTTCAGCATTAATCTGATAAGGATTAACAATGCGACAATCAGGTTCACCAAGTTCAGAAGGAACTTCTTCAATTTCGGTGACGATTACATTATCAACCTTCAGTAAAAGACACTTCACTGTTTTGGACATTTACTTTCTCCTCATACATTTGTTTAATAGTATCAATTGGTTCCACAATGGTCACAATCCAATCTGGAGGGACTGGAATCTGAGTATCCTTTGCAAGAACAATCCAGGGTGATAGTGAAACCTCTAGGTCTCCACTTGGATTTGCATTTTCTTCAACCAATAGAACAGTTCTACGAGTCTCAACTTTATGTGGGTTTGTGAGGAGATATCCACAAACTTTATCGTCAGAAATCAGTTCTTTAGCATCAGAAATCACAGTTTCACCCGACTTCAAGAGTGCTAGTTTAATCGACATTTTACTCTATGTGCTCCTACCAGTATAGCAAAAAAATGGGGGAGCGTCAACTGGATTTTGCCAGTTGCTCCCCTGCGGCGACGATATTCAATTATATTTATCTTTTACGCTTAAATGCACAAACTTTCTTTTCAGGAGCCATAGCATATTTCACAGTTTTACCATAACAATTTTCTTTTGTTGGTAAAGGAGGATTTCCAAAATCTCCTACCTTTTCCATAAACTGCTGAAAAGTTTTCATCGCCCAGTTAAGTTTTCTTTTATTTAGAGATAGTCCTTACGAGTATGATGCTCTGGTACTATTTTCCCAAGTACGATCCGTAAAAGTCCGTCTTCAAATGTGACTTCGCGGACTTCTGTGTCGTCGGATAAAGTCCACGCTCGTTTAAAACTTCTGCTAGCCACTCCCTTGTGGATAAACGTCCTATCCGATTCGGCATCTGCTTTTTGTCCTTCGACAAAAAGCTTTCCATATTCCGTGAAAACATTTACCTCTCCTTTCTTGAATCCTGCTAATGCGAGTTCCAAATGGGATTCGACATTATTTATTTGAATCAGGTTATAAGGAGGATAGTTCGTTGTAGTTTCGTGAAGATTAAAAAGACGATCAAAGTATTCATCCATTCCAATGCTATTGCGGGTGATTCGTTCCATCAAAGCAGGAAGATCCGCAGCAGTATACCTTGTAAGGTTAGTCATTATGGTAGCTCCTTTAAAAGCGAGGTTTGATTGTGTGATCCCTATAAGGCGATCATTAATAATTTATATTAGTTTGTATTATTTTTCAAGTGTGGTTTTTACTACACTATTCTTAACAGGTCTTCCAAATGTTCCGGGAGAAAACTTCATACCTTTATTCCAAGCAGGTTTGCCCCTCATAGACATACTAGTTTTTTCTCTCGATGCTTTACTTCTTTTTGATCCAGAAGTACCTTCTCCACCATCTGTCTTATTAATCAATACACCACCACTATCTTTTTTCCCCCAAAATCTTATGAGTTCCACTTCCAAAGATAATGCTTCTTGTTCCGTTAAATTTTCTTTTATTCTTACTATTCTATCTTTATCAGGAGGTCGTTGAGCCAAACCCAACTTTCTTTTGTTTGTATCTCTAAATCCAGAACCTTTCCCAATATAATAAGGAGAATATCTATCTTCACGCAAATAAGCGTAAACGTAATACTTTTCCATCTGCTTTGTTTGTGGTTATAGTTATTTATACAAGAAAAGGGGCATTTCTGCCCCAAATCTCTTTGCTTGAATAACCACAAACAAGCACTATTATTTATCAACCAATAATACTATTTCTCCACTCCTCACTCATATTCACCATAATTGCTTCTGCTGCTTCTGGAGTTTCAGCATATCCTTCATCAAGTAAGTGTGAGAGGATGATGTCGTAAATATCATAACTTTCATCAACATCTCTTGAATTTGGAACATTTTTACCTGCTCGTCTTGCTGCCTTGTTTCCTGCTCCTCTATCTCTGGTTGGACCAGCAACAGACGCCCAATATGCCGCATTTCCAGCACGATGAGGTCCTTTTCCAACTCTTTCATCAGCAGGAGCATTCGTTCCACCACGCTTTCTTACTGGATTTTCCTTTGAACCAGTTTCACTTCTACCGTAAAGAAGACCTAATGCTGTCTTACCTTTTTCATTATGATACTTACTGCGTGGATTTTCTCCTTTTGATTTATCACCCTTTCTAACTTCTTTATCGGCTATGGAGCGAAGTTTTGCTCTTCTTTCAGGATTTGTGATAACTTCATCAAGTTGATAAACTTCCAGATATGCTTCTTGAAGATTGCGAAGTTCTTGTGCGTCCATTTTATAAATACTTTTTAAGTATTTATAATAATACTTTTATAAAAAAAGACGGGTAGGAAACCCGTCCTCTTTTTATTCGGCATCCTCTACCTTTTTCTTTTTAGAACCAATATTATACTTGGTTTCCAGAATCCATTCTCCTTTGTCCTTATAAGCAAGAACCTTAATTTGGTTCAGGGGAGCAATATCTTGGATTTTTTTCAGGTCAACAATCGTGATTAGACCCCAATCTGCAAGAAGTTGGGCAATACGATTACGACGCTGAACATCATTCACGGTCAGGTTTGCGTGTTTGCCATCCAGAGCAAACAGTTCCTTAAAGTGAACGAGATAATATCTACCTTGCTTGTGTAGAATATGGCAAGACTGATAGATTTTCTTTTCCTTTCTTGAAGCAACTCCGATACGGGTCAAAGTTTCACGAACTTTCAAAAAGTCATCTGGTTCATTCAGAATGACTTCCACCATTTGATCGGGCGCCCACTTTACTTCAGGTTCTTGAACGACACTCATTTTGTTCCTCCAGTTTCAAATTTCGATTTTATAAAATTAAGTTGTTCTTTAGTAAGAATCCTCAAAGCTTGTTTTGCCTTCTCATTACTATAACCATAATAACGTTTGACATAATCAAGGTCTTTGATTTTATCTTGACGGAGCCAGGGAGAAAATCTCTTCTTTTTCCTCAGACTATTTATAAAGAAGTCATATTGTATCTTTTTGGGGAGAAAATGATATCGATTCATTTCGTTTGCAAACATAATACAATCAATGTGCCCAGAGAGGCAACGATTAATAATATACGGAGCATATTCCTTCTCAAGTGAAGGATCTTCGTCAATCAGATGTTGCTTCGTCTGATTGATCGAGTTTAACCAGTCCTTCAATTCCATAATTAAAAAGCAAGAGTTCTTTACGTTGTTTTTGCTCACGCATATATTCACCAACAGAACGCATTGTGTAAGTCAAATCAAACTCGGCAGCGTTCCAGTTCTTAAACCTATCTTTTACAAGTTGGTCCGTATTATAACTTACCAACATATCCATATTGTTGGAATTACAATCAGCAGCAAACTTATCGTGATCAAATCCTTTGTGCATTGATCCTTTGTTCCCATAGAGATTATCCTTAATATCATAAGGAGGATCGAGATACATAAAAGCACTCTTGTCTCCATCCATTAGATAATCGTAGGAATAATTAGTTATGCGCCAATTCTTAATTATCTCAGAATACCCAGGCAACTTTTCAATCCCGCGCAGACTGAAGTTGGAGTTAGATGCTTGTTCTGAAAATGAAGAACTTTCTGTGAGACCACTGAAAGAACACTTATTAACAACATAGAAAGCCACAGCACGATCGAAACTTGACACATCTTTATCATTGATCTTCTCCTTAGAAACTAAGAAAAGTTGTCTTGCTTTATCTGGAGTATTAGCAGTACTTTTAATAGTTGTAAGTGCATTGGAAAGATCAACACCAAACATCTGGAGTTGCTGCCAGAAGTTTACAAGAGGTTCGTAAAGATCATTCACCCAAATATCTAGGTTGGGATACTTTTTAGTGATATAAATTGCAACACTTCCACCACCAAGAAATGGTTCTCGGAACTCATCATAGTTGCGAAGGTCTGGAAAGTAAGGTCCCATCTTTTCACAAGCACGGGACTTACCACCTGGGTAGCGTAAAGGAGTTTTCAGGGATTTCATATTACCATTCATTAGATTCATCCTCCCATTTGTAAAGTTCATCAACAATTTCATGATATAGTTCTCTTACTTGGTTCTTAGGGGCGGGCAAAACACCCTTAGCAATATACTGAACATCCCTCTTATCAATCACAATATTGAGTCCAGATTTAGAAACGTTTTTTAAGGGATCAAAATTTTTCAATGCATTCTCAAAAGATACTACCCCAAAATGACCCTGCATTTGATCAATTAAAAGCATTTGATCAAACTTTTTTTCAGGAAAAGCATTATTTACATTACCTTGAAAATTTTTAAGCGTTATTGGTTTTGTGTTAAAAGTAGCATCAGTTTGAAATAATTTATCTTTTCCCTTTGCCTCCCAACGGACATTATTATGAATAAAATCGTGCCCTAAAGTGTCATCCAATCCAACGTAAGTTAAAGTGCTAGTTTTTTCAATTGCCTTTTCAACAAATACGGTTCTTGTAAATTTTTGTCCACCAAAACGAAGGCAACGAGTGTATTTAATTACACCAATAACCATCGAGAAATCAAAATCAATCATTGTTTTCATAATCTTTAGGATGATACTTCAAATACTCTCTAAAAGTAAGTTTCATTTCTTTCTGCGTCATACCACAATGCTTTGCGGCAGCAGGAACAGTCATTTTGGCGCGAAAGAGACCTTCATTTGCCTCTTTTACATTTTCAGGAGTTGTTTTTACAGGAATCTCATAAAGAGATGCCTTATCAATTTTAAGCAAACTCATTTAAACTCACACTCCACCATTAGTTCAGTTAATGCAGCTAGGAGGTTAATTTCCTGATCAGCAACGAACGCAATTTGGTATTGATACTTAGCAATAACAAGAACGGCAGCGGGGATAGAGTTGGGAAGTAGAACGCTATAAAGGGCGTCATAAACCCTGCGAAGAATGAGAGAAGAATCGTTGTCCAAGTTGGCGACCACCCACTTTCGAACTTCGGAGAAGTTTTTTTCTTTGAGATGTTTAATGAGATCATTTACTGTAACGTCAGAGAAGGATGCAAGAATACCAGAGTCAATTTCGCCGCCCACCGAATACCTTTGACATTCGTTGAGGACTCGGCGCCAATCTGGAAAATGTTTGTTAATCAGTTCGGCAAGGACTTTAGGATCGTATCGTACACCTTCCGCATCCAGGATGTCCTGTAAACGCTTGAAGAAGGATCCTGCCAGCTGGGTTTTTTCTTTTCCTTTAATCCCAAACTCGACGACTGCACATCGGGAGTGAAGGGGTTCGATGATTTTGTTTTTGTAGTTACAGGTGAAGATGAAGCGGCAGTTACCAGCAAACTCCTCAATAAACGCCCGTAGGAGGAGTTGTACATCGTTTCCTGTATTATCTGCTTCGTCAATGATGACGACTTTGTGTTTAGCATCTGACGAAAGCGAAACGGTCGAAGCGAAGTTCTTCGCATTGTTTCGGACAGTATCGAGGAATCTACCCTCGTCGGATCCATTGATGACATAAACATCTACTCCCAATTCATTGCACAATGCTTTTGCTACGGTGGTCTTACCTACACCAGGAGGACCACAAAGAAGCATATTCGGAATTTCGCCTTTATTTAGAAAATCACTAAAGGTCTTTTTAATATTCTCAGGAAGAATACAATCTTCAATTGTTTTGGGACGATACTTTTCAACCCAAATAAAATTACTCATAATCAAATCCAATCAGGTTTTTTCAATTCACATGCGGGGACAATTTCCCACCATTCATTCCCATCAAAAATATACAATTTATGTGTATCTCTGTCAAGGAAGATGTCGCCTTTACTGTATTTCATACCCATTCAGGTTTACGCTCAGGCATACGGAGATAATTATCCGCCACCCAAGGTTTGGAAGCAATATACATTTTGTATGCAGTGAATGTATCAATGCTTTCATCAAGTTTGTATTCGTCGGGCATAGCACGAACGAATGGAGTCACCTCAGTAATCTTTCCTTTGGGGAAAAGATAATATGCGGCAACAAGAGTATTATAACACGAATGCTGCTTACCATATCGCAGAGTATATTCGTCACACAGATTCATTCCGTGCTTAATCAACCAGTATGCATTATGAATGGACTTTGCTGCCCATTGAGTACAAGGATGATTGCGAAAGGCACCCTTCTCAGTTGCATAGGTTGTTCCGTCTGCTTTGGGAAGAGTGCCGTAGTTATGATACCACTTAGATGCTACAATGGAAAGCATTTGACAGCATTCCAAAGGCATCTTGACGATATGTTTGTCGGGAAGGCATACTGCCGACTCAGCAGGAAATTCGTTGGTTACAAAGATGTTCATCAGAGACAATACTTTCGAATTACATACTTTACTTTTTCTGGTTTATCTTCCATCCAATATGCTTCGTGTTCTATACGATAAGAAGCAGTAGATGACTTTACAGAATTATGAACATCTATAATTTTGTTAGCTGGAAGAAACATATCATTTAAAGATATTCCAAAAGGTTTGTATCCATTGCACAAATGCCCAACATGAGTAGCTTCATGATACACAGTTTCATTCACATAGTGCTTAACATCAAACCCACTGATTTTGATGTTATTTGTGCAGATAACAAACTTATTTCCAAAGTCTGCATATCCAAAGATATTTTTGTCTCTACAGTATCCAACATTTTCGTGAACACTGTAGTTTGCTCGATAAACATCTTGAATAATTTCACGACCGATGGGGGTCAGATAAAGAAGAAATTCCATCAACCAAAAGTCGAATCAGGTTCCAGAGCAATATAATACTTCAGATTGTACTTGGTGTTGCTGAATTGGGACAGAAGTTTTTCCGACACGACCACATCATAGGCACCAGGAATAATCTTGATATTTTCCACCTTGAAGTTGAAGGTGAATTCCTTATCAGTCTCACCAACCACAATAGAATACTCGTTAGAGGTGTCGTTCTTCTTATCACGAACCACCAGACGAATCACACCCGACTCACCAACTGCCGACAGGTCAGGAAGTTGATAGACCGCTGCTGCCTTCACCAGTTTCTCAAGAGAAGCACTCTCCAGTTGGAAACATACATCTTTAGAAGGAAGTTGAATCTCCTTATCGGGAGGAGAGATAATCACATTCGGGTCAGCATAGAAATACTTCACACGACGCTTACCTTCACGAATAGTGATATAAGAATCTTCAGTAAAGTCAAGGTCAGGGTCTTGGTGAAGACTCAAACCATTCAGGAACTGATTGAGGTCATAAACTGCGAAGTCACGAGGAAACTCTTCAGTAATATCTGCTTCAGCAAGAATATTCTTAGCAACAGAAATAGTGCGAAGACGAGTCCCTTGCTTTACCAGAATTGAATTATTGATTCCAGCAAAGTTCTTGAGAATAGTCAGAGAGTTATCAGAGAGTTTCATAGTTTGAGGTTTGAGTTTCATAATCAACGGAATTCGGTCAGACCATTATCCTGACGAGAATAATGACCATCAAAGTGGAGCAGTAGCATAGCATAGTGAATGACTTTCATCAAGTCACGCTTGTTGCGACCATCCTTATCACCATAACGGCTTCCGTACTTAAGGATGTTTGCCTGACAAAAACCTGCTGCGAGTTTCTTTGCTGCCATCAGATCAATTGTTTGAATATCAGCATAACCAGATTCATCACCGCAATAATGACCGTGATAAGTGCTGGTCACATAATCCTCAACATCTTTGAGGATTTTGTCTTCATTGTATTTCCAAAGATGATTTGTTTTTTCAGTCATAGTAATAGTAAAGGTCGAATCACTCATAAAGGAAAGGCATATTTTTACCTTCCCCAATTATATCAGAAAGGAGCAGGTTGGTCAACGTATTCTACAGTCAGTTCAGGACCAGTAGAAGGCATCTGGAAGTCAGCATCAATTTTATCGTAGAGTTCCAGGAAGGCAGTTTTAGTTTCATCATCAAAACGATTGATGCAAACTTGAATTGCTTTTGCTTTATCATTGAAGATGCTATAAGCACGAATGATATGAACCAGGCGACGGGTAGAGATGATCTCTTCAATACCACCATCATAGAAGGTCTTACGAATCACATCACCCCAATCAACCAGACGCTTGCAGAAGTCACGGTCTTCCACACCAAGGTCCAGAGCGATGCCTTCCAGAATCTTCTGTTCGGTAGCAGGAGCAGGATAGGACTGCTCAAAGGTCACAGGGAACCGCTCCAGGAACGCCTCATTGAGCACATTGGTGCCGATGAAGCGACCATCATCAGAGCCCTTACCCTTGGTGTTGGCGGTGGCGAACACGTTGAAACCAGCGACAGGTTTCACGAAGCGACCAATCTTTTTCAGGAAGACACCTTTACCTTCAAGGACAGATTGCAGACACAGAATCTTGTTGGATGCAAGGTCAATTTCATCCAGCAGCAGAATCGCACCGCGCTCCAGTGCCTCAATCACAGGACCATTGTGCCAGACAGTCTCACCATTCACCAGACGGAAACCACCAATCAGGTCATCTTCATCAGTCTCAATGGTGATGTTAACACGAATCAACTCACGCTTCAGTTGAGCACAAGCTTGCTCCACACTGAACGTTTTACCATTACCCGAAAGACCCGTAACGAACGTCGGATAAAAAATACGGGACTGAATAATTTTTTTAATATCGTTAAAGTTACCAAACTTGACGAAGGTATCATCTTTATCGGGAATAAGGTTTTGTTCCACAGCAGGAAGAGCAGCAGGAGATTGATATGCTTGCTCCATTTTACCAACAACAGTAGGGGTGACTTCCAGATTCCAGCGACCACGAGAAGTCTTGAACTGCTCCAAACGACGGGTCACAGTCTGATAGTTCAGACTACGAGAAGCACAGAAACCCTTGATGTCGCCAGCAGAGAGTTCAGAACCAAACAGGGATTGGAGTTCAGAAATCAGTTGGTCGTCAGTCACAGAAGATTTGCGGGGCATAATGTAGTTAGGTGGTTTTGTTTAACTGAAGTAATTATAACAGCAAAAAGGGGGTCTTGGACCCCCCAATGGACAGTTTGAAAATTGGTTCAGGCAACGAGTTCGATAAACTCACCAAGAATACGCTTGTTCATTTTTTTAGACTTCAGACTCTTCACAAAAGCAGATTTAATTTGTGCTTTAGAAGCATCCTCCGAAACCGCAAACTCAGTGTCTTGGGCTAGAGCAGTAGCAGAGAGACCGAAGTAAGAATGATACCCAGACTTTTTAATCGTAAATGTCTTTTCCTTTCTCCAAGAACCCATCACCTTATCAAAATCGGGACCATAATATCCACAATAACGGCGAATAAAATTACCAGCATCACGAGACTCAAGAACACGAATACCAATGAAGTTAATATCGGCAAACTTGTCCCGCAGATTGCGAAGAAAAACATCAGTCATTTGATACCATTCACAATCCAAAGAATAGGTACTTCCAGTCTTACGGTCACGCAAGAATGACCCAAATCCAATCGCAGCAGTTCCCAGAAAAGGATTATCTTCCCAATGACGCTTCACTTCGCGGTGATACTTAATACCACAAGCTTCACCATCAGTCAGAACAACACACTGGACTTTCTGAAGTTTATTTTCTTTCTGAAACTTAGGAAGAATCTGATGAAGAGAAATAAGTGCCTCGTTCAAAGGAGTTCCTGAGAGAGAAAGACCCAAAGGAATCTGATAAGAAGTATAGCAGTTACGCCCAAAAGAATAAGCAAGACGGAAGATATTCTTCATCTGCTCTTCAAGAGTCTTACCATTCACTTGACTGGTGAGCAGATTCATCATCGAGAACCATTCTCCAACTTGAATCATACCAGCTTGCTTTTCGTAAGCAAGTTCACGAAGATTTGCCTTACCATTCTCATCATAAGAAACCAGAGGATAATCAGTCGTGAAAGCATAAACCTCAAACGGAATCGAAACTTTCTTACAGAACCAAACAAGATTGAAGAGTTGCTTGACCGTATCCAGCATCACATCACACATCGAACCAGACCAGTCCAGAACGAACACCAGACCGTGATTCTTGCCGTTAGCAAGAGTTGTAACCTTCCTGAACAGGTCTTCGTTGTATTTGTAGGTATGAAGTTTAGAGCAGTCTAGAACACCAGTGCGGGCAGTCGTAGCACGGGCATAGGAGTCTGCTGCCTTACGACACTCAAACTCTTTGACCAAATAATTGACTTCTTTCTGTGCCGAACGCTTGAACTCTACAAACTGCTTATCAACTTCACCAAAGATGTCTTCATACTTATATTCACGGTCTTCAATGAAAGAATCCCAGGTATTTTTACAGTTAGAATGAATATCAGCGTTCGGAACAATTACTTTTTTCAGGTCAAGTTTAGGCAGTTCCAGATAAACATTTTCAGGACCACTATTATTGACGAGTTCTTTCAGTGCCTCTTCCAGAGAATCCATTGTCTTCACTTCAGGTTCTTCATTCCTCTCACCACCTTGATTACTTGAAGTCGGTTGCTGCTCCTGCTCTGCGGACCCACCATAAGAATCAGTTTCGCCAGGTTGCTCCTGGTCATTCTCACCTTCCTGTTGGTCAATAAAATCGGAAGCAGGTTGATTATTAGCACCATCCTGCTGCGACTCAAGATTATCCAGAGAAATCTTGGTTTCTTCCTGCTGCTTTTGCTTACAATACTTGTAGAGTGCTTCTGCAGCAATCAGGACATCTGCAAAAGATTCAGAAGCATCAATCAGATTGATAATTTCCTTCTCTTCTGCAGTAAAGTTCAAATCCAAGAAGTTACCAATCTTGAAATAAAGATTCGCACGGTCGGCAAGATTATAAGTTTCCAGTTTATCATCACCAATCTGAAAGAAGTCATCATCGGCAAGTTCCTTGTAACCGTTAAAGAAAGTCTTGGCAAGACCAGCATAACGACGCTTCATCAGTTTCTCAATGCGAGCATCCTCAACCACATTCACAAACTGTGGGGGAATCTTATGCTCCTTCAACCAGTCTTCATCAGGTGTATAGAGAGCGTGACCCACTTCGTGACCCACCAGAAGGTCATAGACAGTGTTGCTTGCCTTATCCCACATAGGCAGAGTCAGAACACGGGTATGAACATTAAAGCAGGCAGTCTCCACCTTCTTATGCTCAACCACAAGGTCTTCGGTAGCAAGAAGCTTTGCGAGTTGGGACTTAATTTCGTGGCGGACAGTCATTTGATTTGAATCGTATGTGTATATGATACAAAAGAACCTCCCTTTTTGGGGGAGGTCATGTGCCGCTTTTTGAAGTGGCTCAGTCGTGCTTTTGCTTGTCGGAGTGCTTGCGGTTTCAGTTTCCGCTTCTGCTCCTTCTTAGAATGGTGGTAGCGGTTGGGGACTTGCATTACTCTTGTGCTTGTGAGGACATCATACGCGAAAAACCTTTGACTTTCTCGAACCGTAGGACAGTTTCAAATTTGTCATGTAGGTCTGCCTTATGAGAAATCACAAAGATATTAGCATCCTTAATCACATAACGAATAATCTTAAGAAACTCATCAGTTCCAAATCCATCAAGTGAAGAATCAAAGACCTCATCCATAATCAGCAGATTAGTATTGACGGAATTTTTGACTCTCGCAACTTCTCTCCAAGTGAAGAGTAGGGCAAGGTCGATTCTCATTTTTTCACCCTCACTAAAAGAACTATAAGAAAAGTCTTCGTGAATGGGTGATTTTACAGTTTCGTTGAACTCTTCATCAAGATGGAAGTTAATATAAAAATCCATCATCTGAAGATAACGATTCACCTGCTGATTTATGAACGGAAGATACTTCTTGATTATCTTCGTTTTTACGCCATCGTCCTTGAGTAAGGAGTAGGCAAAATCGTAATAAACGATTTCTTCTTTTTTCTTTGAAAGGTCTTCGAATGTTTTTTGGAGATTTTCCCGAAATTCTTCTAACTTTTCATGTTCAGTATTTCGGTTTTCAAGTTGTTCGGTAATAGTTTGAATTTCAGATTCAAGGTCTCGAATTTGCCTCTGGTTGAGGGATATCCGAGTATTGTTTTGAGAAATCTCATGGTTGAGTTTCGTAATCTCCTTTGATAGAACTGTGAATTGACGCTCTCTCTCTTCCTCAAATTTTATAGTCTCCTCAAGTTCTTGAAAACCTTTCTGGAGTTCCTTTGCCTTATTTTGAGCGTCTGCAATTCTATTTAACCGAAACTCATCTTCAATCGTTTGAGTGCAAGTAGGGCAGACCGTATTCTCTGTGAAAAACTTATGCTCTTTGGTAATCACAGATACTTTCTGCGATATTTTGCCCTTCAGATTGTTTAGCTTTCTCAACTTATCATCAGCACCAAGCACTTCCTCTTGTTCTTTTGTGCGAGAAAAAACTTCTTCTTCAGTTCTACCACTCTGAGTCATATAAGCATCGACTTCTTTCATCAATTGGTCGATTTTATTCTTACGATTCTCAATATTTTCCTTACCACGATTTTCAAGTTCATCGATGAAGTTTTGCTGCATCTTCATCTTATCCTTGAGAGTTTCTTTACGAACATCAAGAGATTTCACTTGGTCTTTTTGGACACGAATCTTTTCTTTGATGAGAGAGTTCATCGCAGAGAAAATACGAATATCCAGAAGGTCCTCAATCACTTCTCTACGATGTGCCGTAGTCAGTTGCATAAAAGGTACAAATGTGCTAGAACCCAGAATCACAATCTGAGTAAAAGACTTGTAATTGACCTTGAGAATATTCTCTTCAAGAATGCGTTGATTTGCTCTGTCGTCTGCCTCCTTATGAAGGGGAACGCCATTCACTTCAATATCAAAAATATTTGGTTTGATACCACGACGAACCAAATAATCCCGACTATTCACCGAAAACTCAATTTCTACACAACAATCTTTTTCGTTGGTAGTATTTACAAGTTGAGGTTTGTTAATCTTCCTGAACGGTTTGTTGAAAAGAACAAAAGTAAGTGCATCCAGCATCGTGGATTTTCCAGCACCATTTGTTCCAATTACAAGATTGGTATGACTTTTTTGAAAATCAATCTCACTCCACTGGTTCCCAGTTGAAAGAAAGTTTTTCCACTTAATTTTTTTGAAGGTTATCATTCTTTGGAGGAATTACGATGTCGTCAGGGGTAATCACAGCATACTTGTAATTATACAGCTTACAAGTCTTTATAGCAAGCTCGTCATCAACTTCTACAACTTCCATTTCTTTCTGGTAGTCTTCGTCGTCTTCGAGCATCAAAGCATATCTTACAGCATCATCTTCTTCCTCAAAAAGAAAAAGGACTTTTTCTCCGTATTGGTCTTGAACGGCATAAGCACCGTCATCTTTCCTATCTTTAAGAGTGAGAAGATACATTACTCAACTTCGCAAGCTTGTTTGTATAGGTCTTGAAATATTCCTTTGATGATATTCTTATCAAATCCAAATTCGGATTCATCAATATAACGATTCAGAATTGAAATAGTATTCTCTTCCTCATCAACTTCAAACTCTTCACTTTCTTGAATTTCAAAGTTCTCAATAATCTTGAGTTCTTGAACACCTGCAGTATAAAGTTTATCAATGAACTTTTCAAAATCTTTTGGTTTGGTTTTTTTACGAACGATTACCTTAACGATTTTGTTTTCATATTCAGTTGCATTAAAGAGTTTGTAATTGGTATCCTCATAATAAAGATTATAGAACAATTTATAAGGATTATTAACTGGAGTATGAGTAAGAGTTTCAGTATCAAAGATATGAAATCCACGAGTATCATTCACATCATTCCAATACATCTCATAAG